CGCTCCTCATCGAGCAGACCCGCAACTTCATGGGCGCTGGCGCGGGCCTCGACCTCGAGCGCGCTCCCGGTGCTGACCGCGCCTCGATCGGCGGCTTCGACCGCTCCTCGACCACCTTCAAGGCTAAGATCTACTCCGCCAAGGACTCGATCGCCATGGAGGACATCATCGACTCGCAGTACCCTGGCAGCGAGGAGCAGCGCATCGCCAAGAAGGTCGCTCGCGTGATGAAGCTGGCCAAGGAGAAGCGCGCCGCCGACCTCCTCTTCGGCACGAGCAACTTCTCCAACAGCTCTTCGACCGCCACGTTCGGCGGCAAGTTCAACGCTGCGGGCGCAGAGCCTCTGAGCTACCTCCACCAGCTCAAGGACACCGTGTTCGCGGCGGCTCACGGCATCAACCCTGACACGCTCGTCATGGGTCGTGACCTGTTTCGCGCGCTCGCCCGCAACCCCGAGGTGCGTGGCTACGTGGGCACCTCCAGCGCGGGCATCGCTTCGGGCAACCTGATCCTCAGCGACGCCGCGGTGAAGCAGGTTCTCTCCGATGTGCTCGGCATCCCGAACATCATGGTCGGTGAGGCTCGCGTTGACAGCGCTGTCCCCGGTGCCGCCGCTTCCGAGGGCTACATCTGGACCGCCGACAGCCTCTTCCTCGGCATCCTGCATGGCTCTGACGCCATTGTGCAGAAGGGCGGCAACGTCAAGGGGATGCCTGTCGCCGCGCTCAACTTCGAGTTCGGTGGCATGATCGCGGGTCAGTACGACGACCTCGGCAAGATCCGTCGCTATGTGTACGCCGAGGAGTGCCACACCTTCCAGGCGATCGACAGCACTCTCGGCTACATCCTCACCGACTGCCTCTAAGATGCGCTGTGAGTGCGGTCGTTCCGTCAACCTGCTTGCAGAGGGCGACAGCGCCGACAAGGTTGCTGTCGCTGATCTGATCGCTCAAGCGAAAGAGCAGGAGGGCGGGCGCGCTGCGCTCACCAAGGCGAAGGTGGAGGAGCTGCGCGCAGAGATTAGGGCGGCGGAGGTGATGGCGCGCGCCATGGGACAAAGCAGGAAGAGCCTCCTCGATACGCTTGAGGCGGCTCTCTCTATATCTTCTCCAGAGTTCCTCCTCGGCCTTCCGAGGGAGGCTCTGGCAGACTTCGTGTTGCAGGCGGGATTCGGATTGACGGTCGATGATTTCATCGAGCAGTCTGATCGGGTCGCCGCCGCCGCGCTTGAGGCGATCCAAGTCTTGGAGCCAACAGCAACAACGGCATCAGTCCAAGCACAACTCGACTCGTTCCGCGTGGCGGCGGTCGATGCTGTCTTTCAAGATGTGATCATTCCCGACACCACCAAGGCGGTTCGTGAGGCGCTTCAGGGCATGACCCTCGGTGTCTCTCTCACCGCTTCGATGGGTCGGCTCTCAGATCAGATGCAGCGCTCAGAGGGGCGACAGCTCACCGAGCTCAGAACCAAGATCGCCTCCTATGGTCGACAGGTGACTGCCGCGGTGGGCGCGAGCGCAGGACTCGACCTCTACCTCTACACAGGGCCTCGAGATGGCATCACTCGTCAGTTCTGCAAGCCGCTCATCAACAAGGTGGTCGATGAGAAGCAGATGGCGGCGCTGAACAACGGTCAAGGGCTTCCTGTGAAGCTATCTGGTGGCGGCTACAACTGCCGCCATTCTTGGAGCCCTGTATCGCAGGGCTTCGTCGACGCGGCGAACCTCACGAGGGCGACCGCCGCCGACATCGCCAAAGCCAACCAAGGAGCTTGAACATGCGGAAAGCTGTCACAGGTCAGACCTATCTGCTCGAATGGCTCGCACCTGGTCCTCTGACTGAGCCGCCAATGGCGACATTCAAGGAGGAGGGGCAGTCATCGGTGATCTTCCTGACGCAGACACGCGCAGACGTCACCGTGAGCGCCATAGCTGCTGACCGCAGGACTCTGACCGTCAACAGCCAAGCGACAGGTCTCCAGGCTGATCAAGCCAAGGCGTTCTTGGAGACGGCAGGGGACTCGATCTATCCAGTTATTGTGACGCGCATGGTCGGCACGACGGCGATCCTTGCCGAGCCACTACCACGCGAGATCGACCTATCGAGCTCTGCAACACTCAGCTTCGCAATGTGGTATGGCGAGGTGCCTTCATGGGTCACAGACTCATCGGGGTACTATCCGATGGAGGTCGCTTACTCGCGCGACATCGGGCAGGGCATCGAGGAGCGCCTCGACCGCGACCTGCTCAAGGTCACGCCTCGCCCTTTTACCACCGGGCTCGACCATGACGCGCTTGTGGGCACCTTCCCGCAGCTCGCCGACATGATTCCGAGGCGACAGACCTCCTTTGCAACGCAGATATCCGCCGCGCTTGAAGAGGTCTCATTGACCCTGCGTGACCACCTCAAGGACAAGGCGCTCACCGAAGATGAGGTGTTCAACGGCTCCAGCTTCATGCTGGCTCACGCCTACTGCACCGCCGCACGCATCTATGAGGCGGCGCTTCAGTTCGATACCGCGACCGCCATGCGCGACCGTTGCACAGAGCTGATGAACCTCGCTCTGCGCTTGGTGGCTATCGACAAGGATGGTGACGGCATCGTTGATGAGGGCGACCTCGACAACGCGCAGAAGGGCGGCTCGGCTCGAGATCTGCGCGCCTCCTTCGCCACCTACGTCAAGAGCTCCAACGACAGCTTCTTCACTCCCTCACGAGGGATGAGGCACTGATCATGCCGATGCGCGCCACCATCAACCTCAACCTGCCCGCGGCGCTGTGGACTGCTCAACAGTCCGCCGCGCTCGCCTCGAATGTGGTCGCGTCAATCAAGATGCGAACCTCAGAGGGGCTCGACACCAACGACAAGCCCTTCAAGCCTTACAGCAAGAAGCCGATCTATATCCCCTTCAAGGGCGCGCGCCTCAAGCCGAAGGGCGGTCGAGTATCGAGGACAGGTCGGTCGATGTTCTTCGCTGGTGGCTACCACGAGTACAAGGTCAAGAGCCGTCGGCATGGCGCAGGGTCGAGCGCGCTTGTAGACCTGGTGGCAAGCGGCATCTTGATGAACAACCTTGTCGTGCTTCACGCAGACGCGCGCCGCTTCGTCATCGGGCTGACTCCAGAGGTGCGCTACTACGGCTATGCGGTCAATCAGGATCGCCCCTACCTCGGGCTGTCGCCGCGACAGGTGGACATCGTGGTTAAGGCTGTTGAGCTCGACCTCATCAACAACTTCCAAGGAGGTCGCAGATGAGCCAAGGCATCTTTGCCGCCTGCGCCAAGCTCGAAAGCATGATCGAGGCGATCGAGCCTAAGACCGACCAGCACCACGGCTTTACAGCTATCAACGCTCGCACCGGCGGAAGGGTCGCGCCCATCGAGGCTCGACAGCACTCCAACCGCTCTTTCGAGATCCGCTTCGTCGGCTTCACGATCGATGATGGCGCAGCTGCGCTCTCTGGCAGGAGACGCGCCCCGTTGGTCATTCGCGTCAAGTATGAGGTGCCTGCTGAGGAGCACTACCTTGAGCGCCTCATGAACGAGGATGCCGCGCTGATCCTGCGCGCCATCAAGGGTCCCGACTACGACCTCAGCACAAGCGGAATTGTATCGGTGATCCCCGGTGACCCGACCGCCGAACCGATTCTCGATCCGACCACCGAAGCAAGCTATTTGATCCTCTCTTTCCCCTTCGATCTTCTTTACTTGGAGGCTTGATCATGGGCGTGACTCATCGCTCTCTTAGCGTCGCCGTCGAATCCTCATTCGGCTCGCTCTCCACCTCGACCGGGCTCCCCGATGCTTCTGGTCTCTCCTATGTGTCGCTCCCCTGCGAGCGCGATCCGATCATCATCTATGGTGACGCGGTGGTCAGCGAGCGCAACGACGCGCGCGACGGCTCCTTTGGCATCGCTCCCGAGCCCGACACGGTGTGGTCGAGCGGGGCGCGTGTGCGTCGCCGTACTGGGCAGGTGCAGATGCGAATCGACATCACCACCATCGGGACCGCCGCCGATACCTACGCCGCTAACTATATGGGCTACTTGCTCGGTGCAGGGTTCCTCTCCAACGTCTCCACCATGAAGAGCGACACGCTGACCAGTGTCACCGACGTCAACACGCTCGTCACCGCTAACGCCGCCAACTACTCCATCGGCGGGCTGATCAGCTCCTCGGTGAATGGTCGCGCCGAGTACAGCGCCGTCACCGACAATGACGCCAGCGGCGATGTGACCGTGAGCCCTGCTTTCAGCGCAGGCTTCACCGGGACTCCTGTTGTTCGTGGTATGCAGACCTGGTTCCCCGGCTCGCGCACCTTGACCGGTGATCGCAACTACTCTCTCGCCTTCCGCGTGGATGGCGTGGGCTTCCGCTCCTATGCGGTCGGCTGTGTCCTCGAGAGCATCGCGTTCAGCCTTGATAATGGGCGCGTGATGGCGGACCTCACCTATCAGTCAGCGTGCATCCAAGACGACCACGGCAACGCCGCAGGACCTGTCGAGCCGACCTACAACAGCGGCGCTCCTGCGCTCTTCCGTGGCTCCTATGTGGTGGTGAGCGACGCAGCTCCTCAGACGAGCGGCACCGCAACCACCGGGGACACGCTCGGTCGCATCGCGCTCGATGTGGAGGACTTCAGCCTCACCATCACGAACACGCTGACACCTGTCGGTCACAGCAACAGCCTGCTTGCTATGAAGGACATGGAGATCAGCGACGTGTCGGTGGAGCTGTCGTTGACGGTCAGCGACCCCAACACCACTATCAACAACGATTTCTTCAACCGCACCTCTCGTCAGGTGTTAGTCGGTTGCGGTCCTGTTGGTGATGGTCTTGGCTTGGCGCTCATGCTCCCTGCCGCCTACCTCACCGCCGACCCGTCGAAGTACGACGTGAGCGGCAACGACATCACTCGTCAGACCCTCAGCTATGCGGCTGGGCGCTTCGGCGGTGACGTGAGCAACAGCGCCGCGGGCAACTCTCCTGTTCGCATCGCTCTCGGAGTCTAAACATGGCGCTCTCCTTCATGCCCTCCTCCACAATGACCCTCGATGTCGTTGTGACCTGTGACCCTGCCGTCATCGCCACCACCGAGCAGGCTGCCGCCTACCTCGATAGCGGCGACCTTGGGAAGCTGGAGAAGCATGAGGGAGCGACCGTGTTCACGCTCAAGGCGCTCTCGCCTACCGAGCGCGAGGAGGCAGAGGTGCGCGCAGGCGCTTACACGCGATCCGAGCTCGGGCGCATGCTGTGGATCGAGTCGCCCGACGAGCCTCGCGCTAAGGCGCTTTGGCACCACAGCCTCAGCGATGATGAGAAGGGCGCGCTCGCCTCTTACCAGGCGTATATCAATCGCGTCTTTAACGAGATGGTGCGGGCGTCGCTGATCATGATCGATGAGCGACCTGTCACCAAGGACAGCAACCCGCTCGAGGACATTCGCCCGGAGGCGCATCG